CATGTCGGGAACGTACACCAACGAACTGAACCGCCCTCAATTTTACCAGTGAATAATAAACGGTCCGAACCATCGGGATTAGTGCAGCATGTATCGTAAATTAAAACCTGTATGGCTGCAATATTTGGATTAGGCGCGTTTATTATTTGCTGTTTAACATATTCGTAGGTATCACCTACAACGGTTAATTCAGGGGCAAAACTAAATGCAGAATCGCCCGCTTCATCTTTGCGGCGAAAAACAAAACTTGCTGATTCAGTACCATTAAAGTTATCTAAATCTTGCGGTATGCCATCAAAAAATATTAGTAAGCCGTTCATTTAAGTATTGAATATGTTAACGCCCCCAAAGATACAGATATAAACGCGTAACTTGTTATTTTCCACATTTTTTTAAGACGCGTTTGTTTTTTCAGCTGCTTTTTATAGTCATTGCATATTATTGCATCGCGTTCGTAACTTTTAATCATAGCATCTTTTAATAATAGCATGTCGCTTTGTGTTTGGTATTGTACTTTCATATCAGCTATAAGCCTTTCAGATTTATTCAGCAACGCATCGCAATCAACGGCCCTATCAACGCATTCGCCATACGCAATTTTATAAACTTCTAAGCTATCAAAACGTGCAGCGATGAACTCAGCATATTCGCGGCTAATCAAAAAACCGTTATTTACCTTTGTAATCTGACAAGAGGCGGCTAATGAGCAAAGTGTCAGTAACATTATCGTAATTAGTATTCGGTATTTCAATAATCTTAATTCTGTGTAAGTCATATCTAAATTGTTTTATTTGTTTGTCTAATGTAGTCTGCATCGTATCTATATGCGCTTGTAGGCTATCCGATTTTGTCGCAAATATTGTAATAATTTGTGACAAACTATCGCGGGTCCGCTGTTCGTTTTTCTGTATCTGTTTATGTAACTTAGTGCTATTATCTATTGTGATGTATAGCATTGCAGATACTAACAAGATTAAAACGGCTATTAGGTATTTCATTTTTTAACTAAGTTTAAAGCGATGGCAACGGCTTGTTCATGCGGTTTACCCTCAGCTATTAGCGTTCTAATGTTTTTAGAAATACATTTGTTATCGCCCGGTAAGCATTTAATTAGTGGCATAGTGTTTAATTATTTATACAAAAATATGTTATTTTGACCAATTACGTGAAAAGTTTTTACGCGCTTGCCTTTGTTCTACAATTCTAAATATACCGTTTGCATTTGCGCTTACTGTTGTACGCGGCATGTACTTAGGCAATTCAGTTAAAACATTTTCGATACGTTCTAATCTGTTTTCTAAACCGCCGTATGTTTGGGCCACGTTTACAAATATAGATTTTTGGCCTAACTCATTGCTAAGACTTACGTTATCACCAAATGCACCTAAAGCGTTTTTAATGCCGCCTTGCTGATATGCTTTAGAAAATGTATTTAGTACATCCGCTGGTATTCTATTATTGTGTACGGCGCTTAATACATCCCAATACTTATTATTTGTATCTGTTGTAATAACGCGTTCGCCTTCGTTTAGCATTGCAGGGATTGTGTCACGGCCCGCTTTATTATTGCCGCGCTCTAAGTATTCAACACCTTTGAAGAACGCGTTACCAGCGGCGGCCCTTGCTTGGGCTAAACCAGCTATCAATGATGCAATAGTTAAACCAACAGTTACAGCCGATGCAAAACCGCCGCCTTCAATCAATGCTTTAGATATTGCAATTGATGCGTTAATGGCTATTTGCACCTGTGCTAATGTTTTTTCACGTTCAACAGCCCTTGCGCGTTCGGCTTCTAACTTTTCTAAACGTTCTTTTTCTATTTCTAATTGGCGCGCGTTAAAGTCTTCACTATTAGTACGTATTTCATCCAATGCCGATTTGCTTTTATCAATGGCTTTATCAAGTCCGCTTATATAGGTTTGAACCTGAGCATTAAGAACAGAAAAAACAGAATCAGAAACGCCTGTAATAACTTGACCTATTTGTTCAATAAGTTTTTTAGGGTCGGGCGGTTCAATGCCATCTTCAGTAAGTTTTCCTAACTCAACTAACTTTAATTCTATTTCTGATATTTGCTTATCAATATCAGATAATAAATTAGCATCACCAGTTGAAACGGCCAATGCTCTAAGCTGATTTAATAATGTTAACCTTGCATCTAATATTTTTTTATTAGAATCTTTTTCAAGTTCTAAACGGCGCTTATCAAAGTTTTTGTTAATCTTTTCTTGTTCTTCGGCATTGCCTGTAGCCGCTTGCAATAATATGTTACGTTCTTGTTCTAATACCGTTAGCTGGTTATTTAGTTCACGTTCTAAATTATTTAGCTGATTAGTTGACTGTTTATTATAATAGTCTTCATAAAGGCCAAAACGCTTTTTAAGACCTTGTTTTACAAATTCATTTATTTGCTTTTCTGTCATGCCTAAATCTTTGGCATACCTTGTATATAAATCTTTTAGCACGTCATAGTATTGCATTTCTGCATCAATACGTTCTTGGCTGCCTTCTTGCGTATCTTGTATTTGTAAATTTAAAAGCGCTTCGGTGTCTTCAATCTGTGCCTTTAATTTTTCAATGCGTTCTTTTTCTTTTTCATCTAAAGAATTGAAATAGTCTAAGTTTATTTTTTTGCGTTTATCTACATTGTCTTGCATCATTAAAGTAATTTCAGCTTCAGTATCGCCAAAACCTTTTTGATTTTGTATTCTAAATCCTTCGATAACATCAATATATTTTAATTCGGCCCTTGCACGCGCTTCTGTACCTTCTTCAGTTTTATTGATTTCAATTTTTAAAGCATTTTCAAGGTTGGTTAGTTCTTCTTGTAATAGTTTTGCTTTTTCATCGGCAGCATTTTTATTTACTTGCTTAATATCTTTTTGTGTTTTTTTTGCCGTTCTTACTTGTCGTTTGCCGCTATTTTCAGCATTTAAACCCAATGTTTTTTCAAGGTCTTTTGATGCTTGGTCAATTACTTTTAATTCTTCTTGATACTGCTTTTTTGATATTTCAATATTTTCTTTTTGGCGTTTTATATTATCCCTTGCGCCTTGAGAAACTTTTTTAATACCTTGCGCTCTTTGTTCTGCAATAATAGCTTCAGATTCTTGAATTTGCTTTAATGAATATGTTTGTTGTTTTAACAATTTAGCAGTAGCTTCTTCTAATGCTTGCGTCTTAGCTTGGGTAACCGCCTTTTTTATCAATGCTTGGTTAACTAAATCATAAGCCGCTGCAATTTCTTCGGCTGTTGATGCTTCGGTTAACATATTAGGTAAGTAATCGCCGTACTGCTGATTTATTTGTTCAATAACAGCGCTTCTTTCATCGCCTTTAACATTAACATCGCTTAATGAATTAAACAATTCATCTACAGCCACTTTTTCTTTTGCATAATTATCTATTGCAGATTCAGCGGCTTCATTAAAACTTTTTTGCGCACTTGTTGCACCAGTGATTAAACTTATAACGGCAGGTATAGCAGTAAGCAATAAACCAAACGGATTTAGACCGCCTAACAATCTAAATACATTGCCCAACATCATACCAGCGCGGCGCATGCTATTTATATTACGCGCGCCTTGAACTAACGAACCTGCAAAGCTTTTTTGCTGTGTTGCCGCCTGCCCTGTGCTAACTGCTATCTGTTTATTTGTTGCATCCAACTGCTTACCAACTGCTACACCAGCTTTTGATTCAGCGTTAACGGCTTTTTGTGTTTTAACTAAAGTATCGCGTTTTTGATTCAACTGTTCAACGCCCTTAGCTTCAGTATTCAACACATTAACTAAATTCGCCTGTGCTGATTCTAAATCATCGGCCACATCAACACCTTCCGCCATGGCGTTGTTTAGTTCGTCAATTGATTGTATAGCTGAATTTATTTCAGTTTGAAACTGTGAACTGTTAAATTCTAAACTATAAACATCTTTAATTTCTGCCATTGTTTATTTTTTTATTGGCTTNTTCGGCCCTATCATTATCTTTTAGTATTTGTTCTAATGCTGAATAATAATCGCGTATAACCCAAAATCTAACATTTGC